ACATTTAGATATCAACACTTTGTCACTGATGCTGTCATTGCAGATGCACCGTCTGGTCCATTTTAGTGACTGACTATATATTTCTAACTACTAAATAGTAGTAGTAAGGAGATATAATGGCAGAGTTATTTGGTTTTAGTATTACTCGAAAAGGGGCTCAGGACAGTGGAGATACTTTCACTGTCCCGACTCCTGACGACGGTAGCATCGAAGTCGCTGGTGGCGGTTTTTTCTCTTCTGTTCTTGATACGGATGGACGAGAAAGAACTGAGCTAGATTTAATTCGACGTTATAGAGATATTGCACAACAACCAGAATGTGACAGTGCAGTCGAAGATATTGTTAATGAATCGATAACCTCAGATGAATTTTCTCAGTCTGTCATGGTTACTCTTGACAGACTTCCCTATCCAGAAAAAATTAAAAGGCTTATTCGCAAAGAATTTGATAGTGTCCTTTCTCTTTTAGAATTTGAACAAAAAGGTCATGATATCTTTAGACGTTGGTATGTTGATGGAAGAATTTTTTTCCATAAAGTTATTGACCCTAAAAATCCTAAAAGGGGCATAACTTCATTACGATATATTGATGCGACTAAAATTAAAAAAGTAAGGGAAGTAAAGAAAGAGAAAGATCAAGCTACTGGTGTAGATAAGATTAAGAAGATTGAAGAGTATTACATCTATAATGAAAAAGGATTGCATTCTGCCGGATATGGTGGAGCTCAACAGGGAATTAGAATTGCTGATGACGCAATAACATATTGCCCTTCTGGTGTAATTGATCAAAACAGTGGTAAGGTTTTATCTTACTTACACAAAGCAATCAAACCTGTCAACCAATTGAGGATGATTGAAGATGCGTTGGTTATCTATCGTATTTCTAGGGCTCCTGAGCGTCGTATATTCTATATTGATGTTGGCAATCTTCCTAAGATAAAAGCAGAACAATATCTCAAAGATGTGATGAATCGTTATCGCAACAAGTTGGTCTATGATGCATCAACTGGTGAGATACGAGATGATAGAAATCATATGAGCATGTTGGAAGACTTTTGGCTTCCACGAAGAGAAGGTGGTCGAGGCACAGAGATCACAACATTGCCCGGCGGTTCTAATCTTGGTGAGATTGATGATATTCAATATTTCCAGAAGAAACTTTATCGTTCATTGAATGTTCCTATTTCCAGACTTGAATCGGAATCAAATTTTAGTCTTGGTAGAAGCACAGACATTACAAGAGATGAACTCAAATTTACCAAGTTTATTCAGAAACTAAGAAAGAAGTTTGTTCATCTCTTTACAGACGTTTTGAAAACTCAGTTGTTGCTAAAGGGTGTTATTTCCTTGGAAGACTGGGATATAATGAAAGAACATATTCAATATAATTTTCTTAAAGATGGTCATTTTGCAGAACTGAAAGAAGCAGAGTTGTTGAATGACCGTATTAGCACACTACAAAATATAGAATCATATATTGGAACATTCTTCAGTAAAGAATATGTTTTGAAACATGTGTTGCGTATGAATGATGCAGAGATAGCTGAAATGCGTGACCAAATTGCATCTGAGGCAGAAAAAGATCCAATGGATGGTGGTGTGCCGAACGATGGTGGTGATGGTATCCAAAGATACCCAACAGATCCAGCTGGCATGGCAGTTGATCCAGAAATGGATGCTGGAGATAGAGCAGCACTTGCCTATGGTATGGATCCAAATGCTGATGAAGGAGAGCAACAGTGACGAGTAGAGAATTTGTAGATATGGTATCAGGTGGTAACAATATAGAAGCAGAGGATGCATTTAAACATGCGATCTCTCATAAAGTGAGTGATGCTTTAGAAGATAGAAGAAAAGAATTGGCTGCAACTTTTGTGAATACCAAGAGTGTAGAAACTGAGGAAGAGTAGTGGCCGTCGCAAAAATTCATAGGCATGATGATGCAAGAGTTTGTGGTGCAACTACAGTTGTGACAAACCAAGACCATACTTTTGCTGGAGGAAAATTAGTAGCATCACTTGGAGATCCAAATAGTCATAATAATGGTGGTTTAACTGCTGTTTCTAATTTTGTTTATGTTGCTGGTAAAATGGTTTGTAATCATACGCCTGATAGTGCAGTCGCAGATGATCTGTGTCCATCTGGATTACCACATTGTGTTCCATCTACAGCATCCGGATTAGACACTGTTTTGGTTGGAGATCCGTAAATGAAACAGAAATTTGAAAACATGTATACATCTGTCGTTGAGAAAGATGAACATAAAATGTCTAAGGAGTATAAAAAACTTTCTCCAAAGATGAAAGATGCTGTTGATTCTATTTTTAAGGTAATGGATTCTAAACCTTCAGATTTCCTAAATAGTTTTGACAAAGTAATAAAAGACGCATCAAAAAAATATAAAGTGCCAGAAAAACAAATTATGGCATACTTTGAAAAAGAAATGCTTTCGATTTAAGGAGTTAGAGGATGGCTGTTGCAACTAGAACATTAAAAGATACAGTGGTTAATGCCTCCGGTGCTGGCGGTAAAGTTACCATTTTGGTTAATTGGGATGATGAAGCTTCTTCAGATAATAATATCTTAGATGCTTCTGGTCTTGATGGCCATGCGAATGGTGCAAAATTAGATATCACTCGTATCTGGTGGGCAATTACCGGCGGTGTCGCTGACGATGATCAAAACTGGGCGTTTATTGAATTCAAAGGTGCATCATCTGATACTCTCGCAATCAATCTTGCGGGAACTGGACACTATGATGGGACAGCGGGGCCTATTACTAATAACGCAACAAACACAACTGCAACCTCTGGTGACTTGGAGTTGAGTTTGCGTAACTCTTCTGGTTCAATGATTATTGAACTTCGTAAAGACGAGAACTTTACATCATAGGGGATATGAGATGCAAGTTGTAAAATTATTTTCAGAAGCCGTAGAAGAAGTACAGTATATCTGTGAAGAAAAAGAAAGCGGCGACAAGAATTACAAGATTCGTGGTGTCTTCATGCAAGCAGACATCAAAAACAGAAACGGTCGTGTATACCCAATGGAAATTCTAGAAAAGGAAGTAAATCGGTATAACGAAAAATTCATCAAAGAAAACAGAGCGTATGGTGAACTGGGACATCCTGATGGCCCAACAGTCAACCTTGAGCGCGTCTCCCATATGGTTACATCACTGAAACCAGATGGTAAGAATTTCATTGGTGAAGCAAAGATTTTGAAAACCCCTATGGGAGAAATAGTTAAGAACCTTATGGATGAAGGTGCAAAACTGGGAGTTTCCTCTAGAGGCATGGGAAGTTTAGACCAAAGAAATGGTGCTAACTATGTGAGAGATGATTTCTATTTAGCGACTGCGGCGGATATCGTTGCAGACCCGTCTGCTCCAAACGCTTTCGTAGAAGGTGTTATGGAGGGTAAAGAATGGGTGTGGAATCACGGTGCTTTGGTTGAAGCGCATTTAGCTAAATTGAAAAAGGAATTTGATGTCAAAGAACATAAAAGGCAAACGAATAAAGAAGCGTTAGAGTTTGCTAAATTCCTTAAAATGTTATAATTTATAAATAGTATAAACAAAAAATAAGGAGAAATCCATGTCTGAACTAGATACAACAATTGAGGAGCTTGAGGCTGAAGTTCTAGCTGAACTTGAAGAAGCTGCACATGATGCTCCTATGAAAGGCGCCGCTCCCGCTGAAAAACCTGAGAAGGTTAAGGATGAGGTCAACAAAGAAGAAGATCTTGGTGACGAACCAGAAGATGCGTCGAAAAGTTCCAAAGAAGTTAGTGGAGATGCACAACAAAAGGGTGAAGGTAAACCTGATCCTATGAAGAAAGTCAAAGAAGCTGCTCATGAAGAGGAAGAGGAAGAAGACGAAGAAATGGAAGAAATGAGTAAGAAAGATCTTATGGCTGCCATGCATAAAAAAATGGAAGGTATGGATAAGAAAGATCTTATGGCTGCATACAAAATGAATATGGGTATGCACGAAGAAACAGATGACAACATTGAAGAAAGAATTTCTGATATTAACGTCAAAGAAGATGTTTCTGCTTTGATTTCTGGAGAAGACCTCTCTGAAGAGTTCAAGATTAAGGCTGCTACAATTTTTGAAGCTGCTGTTAAGTCTAAGATTCGTAGTGAAGTTGAACGAATGGAAGAAAGTTATGCCGTTCAACTTGAAGAAGCCACTGAAGTGGTTAAAGAAGAACTGTCGGAAAAAGTCGATGGTTATCTTTCTTACGTTGTTGAAGAGTGGATGAGAGAAAACGAAATTGCTGTTGAGCGTGGCCTCAAGGGCGAAATCGCTGAAGATTTCATTTCCGGTCTGAAACAACTGTTTGAAGATCACTACATTGACGTTCCTGACGAGAAGTATGACATTCTTGAAGCTCAGTCTGAAAAGATTTCTGAACTTGAAGAAAAACTCAATACCTCTATTGAAGAGAATGTTGAGAGAAGGAAAGTTGTTGAGTCTCTGACAAGAGATGCAGTTATGTATGAAATGTCTGAGGAACTTACCGTTACTGAAATGGAAAAATTCAAATCTCTGACTGAAGAGTTGGAATTTGTGAGTGAAGAAAGTTTCCGTCAGAAGCTCGACACACTGAAAGAAGGTTATTTCCCCAAAACTGGTGGACAAGAAACTTTCACGATTGTTGATGGAGATAGTGAAGAACCAGCACAGGACATTGATACGACTGATACGATTAAAACGTACTTGTCGGCTATCAGTCGTACCAAATAGTGCATATTTTATAAATTAACTGTAGAAAAATAAAAGGAGAAACAAAAATGTTTCAAACAGAACATCTACAAGAAAAGTGGCAGCCAGTCCTAGATCATCCTGAACTTCCTAGAATCGATGATAACTATCGCCGTGCCGTCACAACCGTTATTCTTGAAAACCAAGAAAAAGCGTTGATGGAAGACCGTGCTTTCCTTTCGGAAGCCGCTCCTACCAACTCGACTGGTGGTTCCATTTCTAACTGGGATCCCATTCTCATCTCGCTCGTTCGTCGTGCGATGCCTAACCTGATCGCTTATGATATCTGTGGTGTCCAGCCTATGACTGGTCCGACAGGCCTCATTTTCGCGATGCGTGCTTCGTTCCTGTCTTCGGATGGTGCAGAAGCTCTGGTTGACGAAGCTCTGCCTGGTAAGGCTGGTGCTTCTAACCAAAACGCTGCTGGTACAACTGGTGGTGGTGATGTTGGTGCCACAGAAACAAACCCTGCCGTTCTTAACGACAGTCCTTCTGCTGGTACTTACACTTCTGCTACTGGTATGACGACTGCTCAGGGTGAAGCACTGGGTGATACATCCACAAATGCTTTCGCTGAAATGGCGTTCTCCATCGACAAGTCCACGGTTACCGCCGTGACTCGTGCTCTGAAAGCTGAGTACACGATGGAACTGGCTCAAGACCTGAAAGCGATTCATGGTTTGGACGCTGAAACAGAACTGGCTAACATCCTGAGTTCTGAAATTCTTGCTGAAATCAACCGTGAAGTTGTTCGCCGTGTTTATGTTGCTGCCGTCAAAGGTGCCCAGGTTAACACGACGACTGCCGGTATCTTCGACTTGGATACAGACTCCAATGGTCGTTGGTCGGTTGAGAAGTTCAAAGGTCTGATGTTCGGTATCGAGCGTGATGCAAATGCGATTGGTCAACAGACTCGTCGTGGTAAAGGTAACATGCTGATGTGTTCTGCTGACGTTGCGTCTGCATTGCAAATGGCTGGTATCCTTGACTACACGCCTGCTCTGAGCAACAACCTGAACGTGGATGACACAACTACGACATTTGCTGGTGTCCTGAACGGTCGCTACAAAGTCTATGTTGACCCGTATGCCGCTAACGTTGCTGCTTCGCAGTATTATGTTGTTGGTTACAAGGGTACGTCCCCGTATGACGCTGGTATGTTCTACTGCCCGTATGTTCCGTTGCAAATGGTTCGTGCGGTTGGTGAAAACAGCTTCCAGCCGAAGATCGGGTTCAAGACTCGTTACGGTATGGCTGCTAACCCATTCGCTCAGACTGCTGGTGCAGTTGCTGCGGGTGACACGCAGAACACTGATGCCTCGATTGATGATGGCGCCAATGTTTACTACCGTCGCGTTAAGGTTACAAACCTGATGTAAGACCCTTTCCACGACAGAAAAAGTAAAATAGTCGTGGACCTTCAGGGGG